AGTTTGTATCCCAGCCCAAAAAAATAGCAAAGAAAACACGTAAATATAGAAAGGTCACATAATGCCAGGTTCAAAATATTCACCAAAACAAAAGAAAATAGCTAAAGCAGCATCACCTCGTAACAAGATTACTGGTGCAGACTTCAAGGCTATGAAGAAAAAGAAAAAGAAATGAACATAGACCAACTACGAAAAGAGTTAGCCGAGGATGAAGGGTGTGTATTTGAAATATACCTTGACCATCTGGGCTACCCTACTTTTGGTATTGGTCATCTTATTCGTGCATCAGACCCCGAAAACGGACAGCCTGTTGGAACATCAGTCTCAGAAGACAGAGTTAAACAAGCCTTTGAAGCAGATATCGAAACAGTGCTTGAGGATTGTACAAGACTCTACGACAATTTCTACCTATTACCTGAAGAAGTGCAGTTAATCATTGCTAATATGATGTTTAATCTTGGCTATCCTAGACTATCTAAGTTCAAGGGCATGAGAGCTAGCGTAGATGCAAAGGATTGGAATGGTGCTGCTGATGAGATGGTTGATAGCCGTTGGTATAAACAGGTAACTAACAGAGCTGAACGGCTAGTAGAGAGAATGAGGCAAGTAGATGGCTAAAGGAGATAAACAGCCACCAAAGACCAAAAAGTATTTTCGCTCTACAAAAAGTGGGGCTGGAATGACTAAGGCTGGTGTCGCTCGTTACAGAAGAGAAAACCCTGGGAGTAAGTTAAAGACTGCTGTTACAGGTAAAGTAAAGAAGGGTAGTAAGGACGCTAAAAGACGTAAATCATATTGTGCTAGGTCTGCTGGTCAAATGAAGAAGTTTCCAAAGGCAGCCAAAGACCCTAACTCACGCTTACGGCAAGCAAGGAAAAGATGGAAATGTTAGGATAGCTTCATAGTGAATATGCCTTCGGGTAAAACCCTGACTTGGAATTGGGAATTATTAGGCCCTCTTTTTTTCACATAGTAGAACTTAGCAAACGCTAGACGCTTACACAAATACCTATATTGTTTAACGTCATCTGTTTCGTACAAGTCACCGCACCGAGTTGTCCTCATTGCATGGTTCATAGTGGACGTATCCTTAAACATGATAGGGGTACCGTTTCTCACTACCATTACACACCAGCCTGTTTTTTTCTTGATTCGTTCTTATATTTGTTAGATACACCTACCCATCTGGCTACATAGCCACCTCTTTTTCTCTCTTCATATTTATGGAAATTTATTACTGATTCATTTAGTTGTTCTAATTGTTTCTTGAACTTTTCTACGCTCATTTGCATCCCTCTTGTTTCTGTGAAAGCAATCATCGTCTGTGCTATAGTCACACAGTATTTTATTGCTTGCTGTGATTGTCCAGTCACCATCTTTAACGAAATGTTTTTTGCCGCAATAGTCACAAGCAATCTGACGCATTGCTAACTCACGGCTAGTAGGCGCTTTCTTTTTAATCATCTATAATTCTTGAGCTGCCTACCTCTATTAGCTTTTCATCATCCTTAACCTGTGAGCCAGTTGCTGCATACCCAGCCATATCAACATATGAGTCCTCATGGTCAGGTGTTTCTATAAGTCTGGCTAGCTTTACACTTATCATCATGGGCGCTACTTGGTCAGGACGTACCTTTGTTTGCAGTATCACAGACCATAAGTCTGCTATGCGTTTATGATTTGTATAGGCATCGCCATATGCAGAGCCTCGTACAGTTACAGCGTCAAGAGCTGCCTTTAGTAAGTCTTCTTTGTTCATCGGTGTGTATCCTGTGGCAGTAAACACAAAGTATTCTGCATTTTCTTATTTCCTTGAATAGTCTTTTGAGATTGTAGTCAATCATTTTACTAATAGCTTCATGCTTTTTGTGCTGTGGCAGATGGTCAAACTCTAATGCGCTAGAATGTTCATTGTACCCACAAATCTCACACCCCCTTGCCTGTTTATACATGTTAAGCCATCGCCTTCTTGACTTTTTTATTCTCTGTGTACGCTCTCTTCTTTGTTGCTTCCTTTTGTTAAATCTTTCAACTGTTGTCCATTCTTCGTAGCCGTTGGCTTTGGTTCCCCAGTAGACCATTCCATCTTCTCTGACTTCGCCATGCTTAGACATATTAACCTCATAGTTAGTAGGGGTTGTCTTAATTTACCAATACAAAAGCGCTCAAAACGGAGAGAAAAAAGCGCTCGGTAGGCTTGGCTTTAACAGTGTCGCTTACTGCATTAAGACGCGATTCGCCACACCCCTTGGGCAGCGATGGGAGGTACAGCCTACCTTATGAATTAGAAAGGAATCTCATCGACTAGCTCTTCATCAGACTTTGCTATTTCTTTTTTCATGTCATAGCCACCGCTACTGCCACCACCTGAAGGCAAGGCATCTGCTGGTGCTGTAAGTGCTACAGAGTAAGTGCCATCATCGTTTTCATATAAACGTGCGTAGTATTTTACGTCACCATACAATGTTATGTCTTGGTTAGCGCCATCTTTGTAAGGCTTGAATGATGCGTTACTCGCTAGTGCTTTACCACCATCATCGTTTTTCCATAGCTTAATTGTTGCTACCTTTGTCCATTCTCTTGCTGACATTTTAGTTTCCTTTATAAAATTTAGATTCGTAATTTAAAAACATTTCTTTAAAGTGCTTTGCCCTTTTCGGGTCTCGTTTTGTAAGCAATTCGAGAAATGCTTTGTTCTTAATGTAGATTGCATTAACGTCTGAAACACTAACGCAAGCCTCTAACTTGGTTCTGATTTCTACATAAAGCCTTTTGTCTTTGGCTGCGTCAAAGTCATCAGTCTGTTTTATTTCTTCAGCCATTGCTTTGACTGGCTTTGTGTCCTCCTTTTTAGCCATTACCTCTGCCTTGCGAACAACAGCGTCCATTTCATTGGCTGAAGCATATTCGCCACCCGACAACCCTACTGAACTAAGCGCTCTTCCAATCGCGCTTGTCTCGCAATTCTCTAGCGCAGATGTAGTATTAACGTGACCTTGACCTCGTATTTCCTCTGCCATTCCAGAGCCTATTACCATGCCATCTGTATTTGTTATGATAGCTTTAATAACAACTTTATTACCATCATCAACTAGGATAGTTGTGTCAACCCCAAAGTCAGTACCAAATACCTGTCTGAAGGCTTCCATCCTATGCACGACTTGCGTGTACATTTTACCGCCACGTTGTTTAACGCCATGCGATTTGTTTAGCTCGGCAACTTTTGCCATTGCTTCCTTTAAATCTGCCACCACTTCTTCTCCTTTCTTTCATTCATTAAATCTACTACCTTTTCTATTAGCTTCATGTTCTCTTCTAGCTTGTCGAGGCGCATCTCAATAGCATCTCTGAGCAGCTCATTATCTGTGACAATGTCTTTTATTTCAGATAGGCCCAGCTCTTCACGCATCTCTTTTGCTTTGCTCATAAATGTCGAGCTTTCTACAGCTGGGACAATGGCTTTGCTAAAATAAGGGTTGCTTTGTAAGTCAGAGTGCTTCCATACATATGTATATGGCCCTCGTTTCCTTGTCCTAACTTTCATGCTAGGCTTTGGCAGACTGCCATTCTTTACTTGGTAATAAACACTGTTCCTATTTATGTTGAGCGCCTTTGCTAAGTCTAACGCTGAATAAACTTGTTCTTGCATCTTTTAACTCCATTCGTTTTTTGCTATTTTAAGTATCTCAGGGCCATGCCACTGTGATATCTGCTGAAAGTCTGGATACACTAGCCCGAAAAGATTTTTCCAAGAGCCATTGGCAGCCTTCAGCAAATTCTGTATAATGCGCCATCGGGAAACAACTTCCTGATAAGCAACCTCTAAATTTTCATATGATAATGCCTGACAGTTTTCTTGAGTGCAGATGTTATATCCATCTGCTGTCACAAAGAGCAATCCAGGCGTATAACCAGTGGCCTTCCAATACACCGCCTGTTGCATCACTTGCTGTCGAGTTGGTTCGGTCTTTGGTTTCGGGATACGCCAAGTCCTCGTACCGTCTTTACGTGGTGGGTTACGTGTCGGAAAACTGCATTTTAAATCAAGCTGTTTGCCATCCCCTGCAAAGTCTAAGAACAGCATAGTAGGTACATCAATGCCATCTACCTCTAGCCATCTTTGAAACTCACCTTCCATCTCACAGCCATTGTAGTATTCCTGCAAGCCTTGCGCTGCATGATGCACCATCTGTGGGATATGGTTCTTTATTTCTTGGTAGTCTTCTGCATCCTTACCATCGTCAAACTGGCGCGGCTGGTATGTCATAAACTCGGTCATAGCTTTTCTAATAGCTAAGTCTATATCCATACCTTTCTTCTGGCCTTGTATGGGGCTGTAATCATCTAGCCCTAGATGCCAATCACATGCCATCTGTACTATCTGCCCAGCTCTAGGTTTGG